AGGGCCGCGTACAGGTCGGCAGAGATCAGTACGTCGTCGTGGCACTTGGCCTCAACCGCCATCAAGCTCAGTCCGCTGAGTGCAGCATCCACGACCGCTCGTAACCGGTCCCGCTCGGCGCGCAGGCGCCGATCGATGTCGATGAGCAGTTTCACGGCGACGGTCAGATCATGGAGCTTGGCCTCGATGTCGTCGATCCGGGGCAGGGGCTTCATGTGGAACGCGGACCACCCTGCCCGGAACGAACCATGGGCCGGAGCGAGGTGCACGGAAGCCCGCACCGGCTACAGAGCGAGCCCGGGATCAAACCCACGGGTAGTTGTTGAGAACGTCTCGCTCTTCCGGGCTAAGCGTGTTGACTTCGATCGCATCCGGCGACGCGTTGGGCGGGTTCTCGGGTTTCTGTACGGCGATGAACCCAACGCGCTTGAGAAGCGTCACTTCCGGCGGCGATCCCATCGGAAGCTTGTGGGGACGGCCGTCTTTCAAAACTAGCGTGTACTGGCCACCGGGCTCCGAGAACAGAACCGTTGGTGAACTATGGGTAGCGAACTTGCTAACCAACGCATTGGAAAGCATCATCCGCATTTGGTTCCAATCGTCTTCCGTCATCTCATCCTCGTTTCCGGGCGTGTGACCCAACAACGGAGCGCGATCCAAATAGCCCGTGGGATCTATGTTGGTTCCGTTCTCCCATAGTTCTAGGTGGGCGTGTGATCCGGTGGAGCTTCCCGTAGATCCGATGTAGGCGATCGTCGTTCCCGCTGACACCCAACCACCGGTTACCGCGTAATCGGCGTGATGGAAGCTCTTGAACATGTCGCCGCCGTTCACAACCCACAACCAATTCCCGGCACCGCCGGACTCGTAACCGGTGGTGACTTGTCCGTCGTATGGAGCGATCAACGGAACCCCGTACGGTGCTCCGTAATCGACTCCACGGTGGAACGAGCCGGCGGCTCCGGTGATGGGATCGATCCTTTGCCCGTAACCGGAGGTTTTGGGATAGCTCTCCAACAGTGGGAAGTACGTGAGTTCTCTCATGTCGGTTGAACCCTCGCGATAATCTGGTAACTAAACAATCTCATGTGAATTGACGTACTGAAGCCAACCAACGCAAAGTTGCATGGTCCGGCCGGAGCCGCCGCGTATATGCCAGAGAACGGAACGGTAAGCCAACCTAAATCCGGTTGGACTTGAAAGTTTGAATCAACCGCGCTCGTTACTGCCGGACCTCCGGCTCCGGCGGCACACCGGATAAACGCGGAGCTATTGCCGGTGCCGGGCACCTCGCGGTACACCATGGCCGTCCCTTGAATCACCACCGTTCCCGCGATGGGAAGAGTGATGGTGTAAGGGTATGTGGTCCCCGAACCGCCTAGCGGCATTGCCACGTTGGGGGTAGCCGTAACCGACGCTTCGCGGGCTCCACCAATGGCTTGCCAAGCGGAGCCGTTCCAAAAGTCCGTGATGCCGGGCCGATTATCCAACGTCGTTAGTTGGTTCAACACCGGTGACGTAATCGCGGCCGTTCGCGCCGCGGCCGTGGCGAAGCGGGACACAACTTGGGATTGCACGTAACTGTTGAAGTCCGCGGCGAGAACTTCTTCGCCGATGGACCATACTTTGAACGGCACCGGCGACTCCTAAGCCATGACGTTTCCGTCGTTCAACTTGTCGAAAGCGTGTGCTCCGACGTGGAAGGTCTTCCGCGACACCGACGCCATTCCTAGATCCCAAGCGACTTCCCACCGTGTGCGGGTTATCTCGTGTGACATGCCGAGAACGCGACCGGTGACGTCGTACGCGTCGGTGGAGCCCGGTGGCGTCCAGAGAAGCCGGACGGTGTCCACGGCTCGCCGGAGGTCCAACACCTTCGGCCACGAAGCCGGGTTCAACGCCGGCGCGAGGTCGATCGTTTGGACGTTGGCTCGAGGGAACGCCCGTTGGCTAAGCGTGAACGTAGCCCACGTGGCGGCTTGGGCGTCGCTCTGGAGTCCAAGATCGGTTCGGCCGTAGCCGTGTACTCCGAACTTGTCGATCGACGCTTGCGAGATGGCCCGTTGGGCGGTGCCACCGGTGCGAGCCGCGGAGATGCTGTTCCGGATGTCGATCGCGTTGTTCCCGACGGAAGCCGCCGTGACGATGTCATACGTGGCTCCGGGGCAACCAATAACGATGGCCGGTGCCGATGGCGTCGACCAACTATCCCGATTGATGAACCGGAGCCGACCATCGGACAAGAAGAAGGTGAACCCTATCTCGTCGTCGGTGGCGCGAAGGAGTAACTCCCAAGCCGATTGTGCGAGCGTTGTGCTCTGAAGCGTGACGGCGGACGAGTCCAGCGAGGTCGGCCCGGTGCAGTTGTAGTACGAGAGAATCCGGGTGATCCGTTGGTTGACGGTGTCGCCGGCTCCGACGGCGGGTTGTTCTCCCCAATCGCGGTTGGCAAGATCCTTCACCGGATCGCTTGCCACGAGCTTGCACCGGCGAGCGTTCGGGTTCGGTGTCCACGGCTCGTTCCACGAGTCCGCGGTGCCGGTGAAGACGTGGTGGGTTGACACCACCGGTGGTGTTGCCGTGTCGACGGATTCGGCGAAGACGTGGACGGGCACACCGGGCATGAGACGGCTTGTGCCGTTCAACGTCCACGGGCTGTTCGGGTTCATCGGATCGAACCGACGATCCGGATCCAACAGCGTCACCGTGACCATGGACGCGTCGGTTCGGGCTACGGCTCCGTCGGAGCGAGACGCCTTCGCATCGGCCGACACGGACACCGTCGCGCACGTGAGGTCGACCCATAGCCCGGGTGTCGCCGGCACCGTGGGCGCGTTCAACAGCGGCCCCATGACGAAGCCGCTATCAAGGCGGCATGACGGCCCCGGACCTAGCCGCCACGAGACGCCCGGAGCGAGCGAGACGTGAACGTAGAGCCGCATCCGCGGCCCCCACCACGGGGACGAGGTGCCACCGGGCGTTCCGGGCCACGGATCACCGGGGTTCCACGTCACGGCGAAGCTCCGACCAACACGGGGCCGTTGCGAGCGGTGTAGCGACGGATCACTTCGACCACCTCGCGCTGGAGTTGCGGAGAATCGACGCCTAGCCCGGAGTGAACCACGGAGACGTTGATCGTGGTACCGCTACCGCCTAGCGCGGCGCGTGTGGCCGCGTTGGAGAGGATCGTTCCGCTCCGTCCGGCCATGAAGAGTTCCGGGCCGGACTCTCCGACGAGGTACGCCGTACCACCGGCCACCGGTCCACCGGCTTCGCGCCCACCGCCGAACAGATCCCCAAAGGAGTTGATGACGCCGGAGCCGATGTCGCCGATCTTCTTCAACGCCCGTTCCAAGCCGGACAGATTCTCTTCGGCTTTCCGTGTATCGATATTGACTTTCCCGTCGGCTCCGTAACCGGCCGTGACCAACTTCTCGTTCACGGTGGTGAGGTCCGTCTTCGCCTCACCGGCGTCTAGGTTCACTTGAGTGTTGATGTTGTCCGGCGTCAACCCAAGCCGATCAATGTACTTCTCGGCTTCTTCTCTCGTGTAGCCCGTCTGAACCATGGTGTCGATCAACGCTTGCCGGTTCGTGGTGAGCGATGCCGTGGCTTGATCGACGGATCCCGTCTCCGCGTACTTCGCGTTCGCGAGGTCCATAGCGGACTTCACGTTGTCTTGGATCGCCTTATCGTTATCGTTGATCGCCTTCGTTTGCGCGAGCGAGCTTGCCGTTGAAGCATCGGTGACGCCGTTGGCGATCGCTTTGTTGGCCGTGAGTGTCGTTAGCAAACTCACGCTGTTCGCGCTATAGGACGTCTCCGCTGCCGCGGCCGTGAGGTGGGTTCCGGCGAGCGCGTCCAACGACATCTTGTAGGCGTCGACTTTGTCTTTCGCGGTGCTCGCCGCGTCGTTGTACTTCACTTGAGCGTCGCTCAAACCCAACGTGGAAGTGGTTGCAAATTGTGTCTGTTGGTAGATCGCGGTTACCCGGGCTACGGCATCGTCCGTCGTGAGGTCGATCTTTTGTGACGCGGCGATCGCGTTTAGCTTCTCAATCGTTCCGTCGATTTGGCCGTTCACGCCTTTGTTGGCTTCGGTGAAGGCGAGACAGGCGGTGCTGTTGGTGTCCAAGCCGTTCGCGGCGAGAACCGAAGCCGTGGCGTAGTTCGTGAGTTGCTGTTGATTCTTGCGGGTTTGCTCTTCGCTCTTGGCTTGAGCTTCGTTAAGCGTGTGGAGCTTGTCCGTTTGATCGTTCAGGCTGTTCTCGACATCGTGGAACGGAATGAGAATGTCGGCTACTGCCGCGGCTTGATTACCCCAACTATCCCGGGCTCCGGCGATCGACACCCGTAGCGCGTTCATCTCGTCGTCTACCTTCTTCGCTCCGGCGTGGATCGAAGTGAACGACGAGGTGTCTACGCCCTTCTCTACCGTCTTCATGAACTCGTCGGCCGATTCCGACGATTGATCGAACACGGACACGAGCCCGTAGACGACGCCACCGATCGCGGCCAACGCCACCGTGAGCGGCAAGGCCGTGAGGGAAAGCGTCGCGCTTGCCGCGGACAACACGCCTTCGGCCGCGGCCGTCTCAAGGAACAGCGAACCCAACGTGGTGACGAAGCCGATCATGGACGTCACCCAACCGAGAACGGTGGAACCGGCCAACACCACTTGGGCGGCGATCACCGGGCCGTAGGCTCCGGCCAATCCGACGAGAGCCACGGAGCCTAGATACTTGAGAAGCTCCGTATGGTCCGTGATCCAACCGGTTGCCTTCTCAATCGCCGGCCCCATGTTGCTACCGATGGCTTCGGCTACGGCGTCCACGGCCGGTATGAGAAGCCCGCCGATGGCTTCTTCCACGTTGCCGATCTTGACTTGGAGCTTCTCCAGCGGGGTCCCGGCGGCTTCGGCCGCGCCGGCGAACTCTTTGTTGAGTTCGGCTAGGACGATCTTTTGTGCCCCGAGAAGATCGCCGGACTCCGTCAACAGTTTGATTTGTGCCTTTTGATCTTCGGAGAAGCTCACACCGGCTTTGCTCAAAGCGGTGATTCCCTTGATGGGATCGTTCAACGCCTTGCCAAGTTGGACGGCGGCTCCGGACATGTCGGTTCCGAGAGCCGTGGACATGTCCAGCGCGAGCCCGGTGGCTTGATCGAAGACGTCGTTCCCTTCGCCTACTTCATTCTTGATGTTCGCGAAGGTGAGTAGAAGGTTGGCTCCGGATTGGATGGCTTCATCGTCGGCCCCGGTTTTGTCGGAGATGGCCGCGGAGAGGTCAGCAACTTGATCGGCGGACGTCCACGAAGCCGCTCCGATCGACTTGATGACGCGCTCCGTCTCGCGTCCGATCTTCGCGGATTCCGAAGCCGCTTCGAAGGCGTGGACGCCTAGCGCGATCAAGCCGGCGGCTCCGGCCGCGGCTCCAGCGATCAACGCCTTGCCCATGATCCCGGCTTTGTTGCCAAGATCCTTGACGCCGTCTCCGGTATCCGACAACGCCTTTTTGGTTTGCGCGGCTTCGGTGACTATCTCAATTATGAGCTTGGCCGTCATAACCGTCTTCTCTCGGCTTTGCCGGAGGTCAACAGAAACTGTTCCGCGGTTTCTAGTGCTCTAGTATCCCGTCGGAGCCAGCATTCCCAATCCGTACCGGTAAGACACCCGACAACAACGGCTCTTGCGGCGATGCTGCCGGGTTCGTAGGGCCGTCACCATTCACCGCGTGTGGCTTGACCTCGTCGTACATGTCCAACACGTCTAGCCAATCCTCGTACGGCAACGAACACGCTCCCGTTCTGACCAACGCGGAATAGATCAACGCCGTGGACACGGCTACCCGATTCTTCGCGGACTTCACCGGGATCGTGTCCACGGCCGTGATTAGATCGTGGACGGTGGTGGTTACGACGATCGGCGGATCACCGTTCCACGAGACTTCCCATCGTTGCCGTAGGCTTGGCACCTCGTCACACTCCGTTGATGCGATCTAGGTCGCTCTGTAGCTCGTTCTCATAAGCCGCCGTCCACCGTGGTTGGCTCGCTTCTACGCCTTCGGTGAGGAACGGGTTCGCTTGGATGTTGCGAGCCCGCCATCCCCAATGGATCGGCGCCGCGTACGGAACCGGGAAGGTCACGGCTCCTTCGGTGACGATGCCGGAGCTTCGGAGCCGTCCGGTTCTCACCGGCGTACGGGCTTGGGCCGCGGCCAACATGATGTCCGGGATCTTGCGCGGCGGCACCGGGCTTAGCCGGCGAGCGAAGGCGTCCAACTCCGCGGCTAGGTGTTCGTCGCCGTGGACTTCAACGCTCATGACACGGCGTAGCTAGAAGGCTCGTCCGCCGGCACCGGCTCTTCGTCGGGCTCTTCCACGGGCTGTTCGTCGGGATCCTCGTCGGGATCCTCGTCGGTTCCCGTGGTGGTGGCGCCACCACCGGCGACCGGCCACGTGACGTCGGGATCGCCGTCCAACGGCCAATCGAAATCGGTGGTGAGACGTACGTTCACGTCACCGCCCATCTCCACCGCTCGAATCTGTGCGATGCCGGAGACAACGGTGCTGTTCGCGTTGGGTTGCCACGTGAACGGTGTCTTCACCAAGTTGTTGTCCCACGTGTACTTGATGAAGCTCTCCGGCGCGTCGAAATCTTGGATGGACGTGCCTTGCAAGTTCCACGTTGCCTTCGTGTCCGGCGAAAGCTTGTCACCACAAAGGGTTTCGACCTCGTCGCCGGTGTCGTTGAACGTGGGAGCCACGCGGACGTTGGTGGCTTGGCATGAGAACTCCACGCCACCGATCGGTGGCGAGCCGGTGCCGCCCAACGTGAGCTTGCCTTCTTTGAGCTTGCTTTCGGTGATCATGCGATTGCCTCTTCCCAAGTCAACAGGTAGGCGGGATAGGTGGTGCCGTTGGCTACGTAGGAAACCAACGTGGCGTCATGAACGTCGGCCACGCCCGCTACACCGGCCAACAGCGTCTCTAGATCGGCCCATGTGCCACGATCGGCGGTTCTCGCCGCCGGTGCGAGCGCGACGGCTTGCCACACGGCCGTGTAGCCACACGGAACGTCGTAGCGAAGGTTGGGCGGGTTGAACAGGATGCAGGGCGGATCGATCACCGTGGGATCGGTGGTGGCCCGGACGCCGTCGGCTTCTAGCTTCGCCACGAGGTCTTCGGCCCGCTCGAGCGAGGTCACGCGATCACCACTTCCACGTACGGCGACAACATCTCCGCGATATCGCGGTCGTAACGGGAGATGGTGGCGATCCCAAGATCGGCAACGCCCACGATGCCGTCCGGGCTGTTCCGTCGGCTAAGCAAACGGTTCGTCCACAACAGCACCGCGTATTGAACATCGGTGGGACATGCGAGGTCGGCCAACATTGGGCACCGGGCCACCGTGGCGGACAGTACGGCGGTAAGGGCTTGATCAATCGCGACGTCATCTTTCGTGTCGCGGATGCGCGCCCAATCTTTGTACTCGTCCAAGTCCGGCCACCCGGTGCCCGTTGGCAAGCTCACTTCGCCTTCGGCCCCGAATAGGTAGAGCCACCGTTGGTCGGCTCCTTCGTCGGATCCTTCGTCGTCTGCGTACCGGCACCGTTGGCCACCGGTGGCGTGTACGTGAACTGCACGAAGGCAAGCGGCTCGAGAACGGCCCAAGCCATGTAGCCGTAGAAGGCAATCTGCGTCCCCAACACGGACGGCTCTACGGCGGAAACTTGACCACCGACCGTCTCGTACGTCTCCACGAAAGTGGAATCACCCAAGATCGCCGTGTTCGCCGGGAAATTCTTGTCGACCACGAGCCGGATGCCGGCGATCGAACCGGAGAAGCTCGTGGGGCCGATGTTGCCGAGAGCGTTGCCCGGGTTGATCGTCGGGAACAGCGGACGGCCGGAGCTATCGACCATCGATCCGAGCATTCCCCACACGTCCGGGCTAACCCACAACGTGTCGGGAAGCGCGTTGGTCGCCGCGAAGATCGACGCCGCGCCGGCGAAGATAGCGCCTAGCCAATCGCCACCGCCGGTCGGATCGGTGACGGGTGTGGTGGCGGTGATCGTGGCATCGAAATAGGTACAGAACGCCGCGTCCGTGGCTTGCGCGTAGGCACCGGCCATGTCCGTGACGAGAAGATCCATGATCGACGGATCGGTCCAATCACGATCCTGCCACGAGAGGTTCACCACACCGCCGTAGGTCGACTTCGTCACGGTGAGCGGATCGATCTTCATCACCTGTGTAGCAAGATCCGTCTTCTCCGCGGCTTGTGGCCCGACGGTGGTGTGCTGGGTGATCTTGGGACGGGTGAACGTCTTCCCGGAAGCCGGCATCGGCCGACGCGTGGTGGCTTCGATCGCCGGACGCCGCGAGGTGTACTGAATGAACACCGGCTCCAAGATCGGCGTCGGAAGGATCCCGGGGTTGTCGGTGGTGGTTTGGTGAGCGGGCGCGGCCCGGAGGAACGCTTCGAACCGGCCCCGGGCACCGCTATCGGTGGCTCGTAGGCAGTAGTCCACGAGATAGGCACCGGGCGTCGGGTAGACCACGTCCGGCGTGGCGGCTCGCTGGACGCGTTCGGGGCCGCGGTCGTGGCTCTCCGGCGCGGTGCCGACGTCGGCCACGAGGTTCGCGTACTGAGCGGAACGCGTCGCGAGGTCAACTTCGATCTTGATGTCTTCGTCCAACGAGTCGATCCGGCTCCGACGCGATTCACACGTGTGCTGTTCGGCGTCGGAAAGGTCGCGATCTTCATCCGCGGCACGTTCGGTGATGGTGACAACATCACGAGCCGCCGTGTCTCGCTGCCGGCGAAGCCAATCAAGTCGCTTACTGCCGGTGAGTTCCTTCGTCTCCATAGCCGTTCTCCGTTCAAGAGTGTGGGTTCTCTTGCACGGGTGGCCGTCGGGGACGGGTGTCATGCGTTGGTGTGCGCTCCGGCGACCGAAGCCGGACCGGAGGTGCACCCGGTTCGGTGGTTCCTGCCAGACGTGGGAGCCACTCCGGAACCGCCGTACGGGTACCCGGAGGAGCGGGGTTAGGGTCCGGCGGCTCCAATGGACATCGGACGCCGGAGCGCAAAGCGACGAGGTCAATCCGTCGGATCGCACCTAATCACGCGTCACGCGTTCTGTCCACTGTTGCCAGTAGGCGAGCCGCTCCGGGGGACCTTCGCGCGGTGCCTCTCGTACGGCGGCTACTTGCGCGCCCCGGTACGCCGGCACCATACAGAGCGCGACGTGATGGATCGCCTTGATACGCCGGCGAGCGACTATCTCTTTGCCGGAGCGTCGGATCGTCGGGCTCGTTCCCGGGATGAAGGCGAGCGAGAGCCCGGGTGTCTGGCCGTCACGGATCTTGAACGCGGCTTCGCGTCCGGCTTCGGTGTTGTCGAGACGTAGGTCGGCTCCTAGCCCGTCGGGGCCGTCGCGCCAGACGTCACCGCGGCCGACCCAATGGCCGTTGTGTTCAAGTTGGACGCGGAGATACGACGGCTTGCCCCGTAGGCACCGATCGAAACAGCCGGGTTCGAACATCTCCAAGTACGGGCCGAAGCCATCATCGACACGAGCGACTTCGTTGTACGGCGCGAGGATCCCGGTAACGGTTCGGCCGTCGCCGGTGAGTTGTAGGTCTTGCTCCGTGGACCGAATATAGAAACCGTCGATCATGGTATTAGCTCTTCCGGGATGTCGGATGGCTGTTCAATGAACTCCGTCGCGCCCAAATTGAAGAAGCTCCGGGCTTCGGCGACGGAGAAGAGCCCGGCTTGCAACGTCTTCGTGGCGAGGTCGACACGAGCGGAGATGTCCGGCCGGAGAACGTTGGCTTGGAAGAAGCGGGCTTCCGTCGTCCGCGGTAGACACTGGAGCGAGAGTTGCTGTTCCAATGGGACGATGTACGCCATAACGGTTGTGGTGATGAACTGTTGAAAGACGTCCGTGATGTTCCGGTACGTCAAGCTTGGACTATCCAAGCCGAGAAGGGCACCGGGAATGCCCATGGCCATGGCCAACTGTTGGGCGTTCAACTTGCGGGTTTCGTTCAATTGTGTTTTCTCGGCATCGGAGTCCAGCACTTCTAGCTCCGTGCCACCGGGTACCACCGCCCAATCCCGGGCTTGGGCCACGGCTCGCATCTTCAACTTCAAATCGTCGGCTTGTTTTTGGGTCAACTCCGGGTTCGGATGTTTCACAACGCCCGGGGGAACGGCCCCACCTTCGAAATACATCGCCGCCCAACGTTCCGCGGCGACGGAGCTTGCGATAAGCCGCCGGTACAGAGCCAAGATCCCCTTGCCGACAAGTTGGCCGGTGAGTTGGTTCATGGTGACGTGGAAGACTTGTGACGGCTCGTAGCGGACACCGTTGATGAGATACCAGTAGCTTCGATCGGCGTCGTTTACGGTGATTTGCCATTGTCCGGCCGGTACCGGAACCATGACATCGGGCCACCCGGCGATGTTGTTCGGCCCCAACACGGCCACGTAATTGCCGTACAGAACCATGTCGCGGAGATACTCGTTTATGAAGTCTCCGAAGGTCCGTGACGGCCCCGGTGTTGGGTTTTGCAAGATGGGCGGATCCACCACGAGCGGAGAGGTCACGCCGGCAACCGTCCGGTAGCCGTGCAACGGCATTTGTAGAAGGAGAGAACTCGTGATGCCGATGAAGCCACCGACGACGGGAAGGTCTAGGGCTTCGGCTTCGGTGACGTACTGCCACCCGTCGTAACCGGGCCAATTCCCCCAAATGGAGTTTTGCCAAGCCGCCATGGCGCCCATCTCGTTGGTGCCTTTGGACGCGCTATGGATGATCGGCGGTGGTTTCGCTCGTGAAAGTAGCGTTCCGATCGTCATGATTTAGCTTCCCGGTTGTAGGCGCGTTCGATATAGAGACAAGCGGCAAGGGCACCGACGGAGAACGCGATCACGAAGTGCCAATGATCAAGTACAAACCACGCGGCGACGAACAGAGCCGTGAAGGCGACCACTTGGACGACGGCTAACACGATTGTGATTTGTCGGGGCATCAATACACCGTCCAATTGGGAACGGGCGTCGGAGCTTGCGCGGAACCCCATAACGCGAGAACCGCGGCAATGGCCGCGTCGTTGTCGGTTGTGTTGGCTATCCGGTGGACGCTGGACACGAGCCCGTCCGGACCTCGTCTCGTCGCCGCTAGGGCTTGCGAGATGGGCGTTCCGCCGGGATGCCGGAGCGTTCGTTGGTTGACCGCGGCGTAGAACATCCGGCAAGCGCGCGCCCATTCGGCCGGTCTAACCACGGTGAGTGGAATGCCCGCATTGCCCGCTATACGCCTTGCTGCCGCCTCGCACGGGCTTTTGGCTAGGACGACTGCCGAACCGGGCTTCCAGCGGCTTAGAACGGCTTCTAGGCGCCTCTCAGCCGATGCTAGGGCACCGGGGCCGGCGAACGTCTCGACAAGCTCCAAGTGGTGGCGATCGTGGTGGGTTGCACCGGCAACGATGCTCACATGACGGAGTTCCGGGCCGGCGTCGATGGCAACCACGAACGGTTGCTTCACCGGGAATGGATCACGGGTTATGAGCGAATCCCAATCTTGGACGCTCACCCATGTTTGGATCGCCGTAACCTTCCGGCACAGAACTTCGACTTCAAAGACGTTGCGAGGATCGGTTTGGAACTCTGCAGCAACGACCTCTTCGTCCAGCAAGTAGCCGAGAGCGGGATTTGCCATGGCCCACGTCTCCGGCTTTCCGGCATCGGCGTTCGGTGCCGCACTCCATTCGTAGTAGCCGACGGGAGTTTCAACACCGGCTTCGATGGCGTCACGGCCGATGTTCTGGAGCTTGTTGAGAACTTCGCTTGTGTGATCGCCTTCGGTCGATATTGCCCACAATTGGGAGTCCACACGGGCTCTACGCGTCTTCTCAATAGCCGCGTAACCGTCCCAAGAGTGCAATTGTCGGATTTCGTCCATCAAGATTAGATCGACACCGGAGAGTCCACGGGCACCGCCAGCATTGGACGCCACAATCTTGTACCGGCCACCGTTTAGGTTGAACTCTTCGTTCCCGACGCCACGGCGGATCCGACCCAACGGAAGCCCGTGAGCTTCGGCCGTGTCGTAAATCTGTTCCCACGTCTCCATTGCGAGGTTTCGATTTTGCGCGGCGCCGACAACCATCTTCTCGCCGAAGAGGCACATGCCGCCCAAGATCCGAAGCGTGGCAAGCGTCGTCTTCCCGTTCTGGCGGGCAACGACGGCACAGATGGTCCGGTGAAGGAACCGGCCGTTCCGGCGAGCGCAACCTTCACGGAGCAAGAATTCCTGCCACGGCATCAACTCAAACCCAAGCTCTTCTTTGGCCCAATTAATTATCGCGTTCCCATACGAATAATCGGTACCCGGCTGTTTCTTTGACGCTATCCGCGGATAGGTGTCACCAATTACGGACGAGTTGGCTACAAATAGG